ATTTCTTAATTTATTGTATACATTAATGAACTTATTTGTATTTTTATGAGTATAAACATAATGTTACATATTAGGTTTAGTTCTGCTATTACGAACTTGGTTCGTTAAATGCAGTGTTATATTCACTCGCTCAGCTCTACAAACTCGACCTTGTGATTATTGAAATCACTGTTTCCGCTTGCATGTATTTCCCACTTCTGCCCGCTTACATCAACGCCTTCGGCATAAGTACCACCAACAAAAGTAATTTCAAGAAACGTGTTATGGTTATCAATAAAATCACACATTGTTGTCTGATTGTTTGCGTGTGGTTCTTCTGTGTTCCAGTAATAAGTTTCCATATCTCTCCCGTAAATATAACAACCGCGTTAATGTGTGTTCGCTTTGCTCACGGACTCGGCAAGCCTCGCCCATTACGCGGCGGTTATGTGTATTCTTCCTCTGTGCCATCTGGGTGAACTATAGTTAGCCCATGTTCCCAATGTCTATTCTTGCAAAAGTTCCTTGCTTGTTGCCTTTTTTCAAATGTCTCTTTGTAATAATGGCGCTTAGGCTTTGGGTGTATTCCAGTACGGTAAACACGAAAACACATAACAACACGCTCATGGTCAGTCGTCACTTTGTTCCTCCTTGGACTCGGCCTGCGGCCTCGCCCCATAGCTCTTGGTTATACGGCATCAGTAGTAGCGCCATTAAAACTTGGCTCATAATCTCTACTGCATATTGTCAATGTCTCAACCGCAAAGCATCCTCTAAAACCTTCAAGCCATGCAACCTTACTTCCGCATAGCTCGCCAAGGCTAACTGATCATTAATTTCTCTAATCTCAATAAGAATAAATATAACAATAGCCTCAAGAAATTCACCATTGAATGTACATGCCAATGCTGCACCAATAAGCAGAATCTCAACAACCATATATATCCAAAAGCTAAAACTCTTACAGCCTTCCTTAACACTCATTTTTCTGTAACTCATAATCACCCCTATTGATTTCGTGGCGGCAATCCGCGCTCTTTCTCAATGTCAGCCTGCCTCTGATTGCTCTTGTCTATTTTTTTGCAGAATTTCTGTTCAAGCTTTTCGCTATCAAAAATATCAACCTTGATTTCATTGTCTTTTTCGTAGAATCCAGTGTGCTTAGCAAGCTTGTCCAAAGCACCTTCACGGCTTAAGTGCTTAACCTTCATTCCATCCTTTGAAAACTCTGCCCCATCAAACAGGAATAGTTCATCATCCGATAAATCCCTAGTATCGGCCAATACTATCCGCGTAATGCCTTCACCACAACACTCAACGCACTCAGGGTTTGGCTTAAGATTCTTTCTGAATGTTGCTCCGCCTTGCTGGTCGAATGGCTTTTCGTTGTATTCTTTATTGATTAGCGCCTTATTAGCCTCATTCTCTTCGTGTTCCTGCATAGCTAACCTAAATTCATGTGGCGTGAACTGATAAAGAAATTCCGGGTGCCAGCAATGCCTACAGCAGTTAACGTGTACTTGAGATAATGAACTGGCCTTAGCCTCAGCCACCTTTTTAAACTTTTGAAGCACATAATCTTGATCAATGCCATTCCTTTCTGCTATCTCAGCCTTCTTTTTTTCAATTTCTTGCTTGACAAAAGGATTTAAAAGGAGGTCTGACGATTGTTGTTGCGCTGAATTCTTAGCATATCCAGCCCTTATTGCTGCCTGAGTAGCATTAGAATCAATGCAGTATTCATCTATAAAGCGCCATACCTTTGCGTGCTTGGGATTATCCCTGCTCAAATTAGCGTACAAGCCTAGTTTCCTATCATCGCCTACTTTCTTTGGCCGATTTTTATCAATAGATTTAACCGGAGCTTTTTTAGGCACCGTCTTAGTCTTTTTATTATCAGTCTTCTTTACTGCCATTTTGTATATCCATTAATGAATTCATTAACTTTATAATATCATTTTTTCGTGGATTTATTAACATCAATAAAAAAGCCGATTATTACACCGGCTTTTTTATTTTCTTTATGGCGACAAACACCGGCATTGCATTAATTTAAATTAAAATAGTTTCAGCATAGGCAATGGTTGCTTTCTATGCACCTTCCACAGCATCAGTATTTTTCACAGCAATTAAATCGGATGCTTTATTATCAGTGAATTTTAACTGACTTCGCCACGGAATTGGCTTGGCAGTAGCATCACCGCTGGAAAAAGCAATTACCTGATCATTCATTTCAGGCGCTTCGCTATTGCACATTCGATTACCTTCAATCGACTGGCAAGAAACGTCGGAACTGGCAATGCCTGAATCAATATCACCGTAACCTGCATAGACAGATACTGCATCAATTGCTGTTTTATGACCATCATCAATCAGCTCACTTGCAAAAGCACCGCACGCAAAGAACGCGCAAGCTACAAGCAACGAACCCAACCATCCAAATGAGAACATTTTCTTCATATTTTTCTCAGCTTTATCATGAAGTTACGGCCTATTCATGTTTCACCGATTCGCTACTGGATTTACCATCAGCAAATTCTTTTACGCGCTTTAAGCACTTGTTTATTGCATAGCACTCTATCTGCTTAATGTCGCGCAATAAGCTCATTTCAAGCGCATCGTATTCTTGTTTGGCTGTATTATGCATATCTTCAAGGATTTTAACAATTTCCAGTGATGCGCTTTCTGGTTTATTTTCTGAATTATTAGTTATCATAATCACACCCATTGAATTAATACTTACTATGCATTAATAATAACGCAACATATCAATTTAGCAATTCCTATTTGCGCTTTTTATTTTTTATCTTATCAACCCACTGTTGAAATACAGTCCAAACCGGATCGTTTTTATAGTCTGGGTCGTATGGTTTTGTGCAGTTGTAATCTTTGTAAAACGTTGGCCCGCAGTAATGGTGATATTCAACCCACACATATTTATTGCCGACGTGCAGTCGGCCAAAAGTGTTGGTGCAGATGAAGCCAAAGTTGGTGATGGGTATGCAGGCCATTTATTGTCCTTGAACCAGCAATCTGTCATGCACTGCTATCCAGAAGTCTTCTTCGCCATCTTTATCCCATTCAAATGCACAAGAAAGTATTTCACTTGGTGGCAGATCTGACAATTTCAAAGGTTTTGCAACCTTATTCTTAATAAACCGCTTCAACTCTTCAGGCGTTAGCACTTCGTACATTATGCGGTGTGGTGTTTTCATTTTGCGTTACCTTCTACCTTTAGTTTTACTGCTTCCCGCTCTTTCCTAGCAATAAAATCAGCAAACAAAATAGCGCTTGTTGTTGTGACAGTTTGTTTATTGTCGCTGGGCCATTCGAAAAAGCTTTCGGCTTCTTTTTTGATTTCTTCTAGGGTCATTTCAATCTCCCGTTAAATTGGCGCGCATTAAGCCGTTGCCAGCCGACCGAGAACTCCCAATCCAGTGTTGCCACAGGCTGCGCTGGGCCTTGGGGGTTACAAACCAATCTCTGTTAGTGGTCAAGTATCTGCCTATGCTCTTTTATATATTCAAAAACATTTATTTTCCCACCGCCACCTTGATACCAGCATGTTGTACATGTGTATTGATCATAGTCATCTCCACCAATATGGTCACAGTCCGGGCAGTCAATTATTGCAGATTTTATCGCTCTTACTATTTCTTTTTCTAAATCAGTCATTATGATCACCTGCATCTAACCTATGAATCCCTCTCAACTCCTCACAAGCCGCAATATAAGCCGGATGCCATGAGTGGCCTATGACTTTACCGTCCCACTTTTCACGCGCCCACTGCCTAGCCTGCTCATCGGTGACTGATTGTAACAGATTGCCCGAGCGGTGCGTTATGTTGCGGTTGTAGGCTAAGGGGTCAGTCATGACTGCACACGCTCAAGTATGAAGTCTTTATCAGCTTCTTTGCTGAGTTCGTCGTCGTCGCCTTTGAGTGGCATTAGAAATTTATGGCATACGCAGCAATAGTCATTAATTTCTATTTCTGTTTTTTCTCCGCCAACCCATTTCTCTGTGACAAGGCATTCTCCGCGCACTAACCATGCGTCCATACTCCTAGACCATAAACCTCTGATAGTTCCTACATCTACTAAATCTCCAACCTTCACAAAACTACAAAGAGTAACAATCTTGCCGATATTATTTTCATTTGTGCCACCCACAATCAGGCACATCATGCCGGGCTTGAGTTCTTTCATGGTTGCACCTCCTTATAGGCATTCCATGCATCAACATCGGACTTCATGATAGTTATGTTGTCTTCTGGCCATACCCACTTAGCATCATGCACTGAACCGGGGAATTTAAACAATGCATAGCAGCCACCATCGGATTCAAGCCTATGATTATAGCATTGAACGTGCGTAACAACGGCAGCAGGCCACATCGTGGTAACGTATTCCACCATCGCTGCATCAACTGCCTTTTGCTGAACTTTTTCTAGGCGATTTATAGCAAGGCATTCATGCGAGCAGAAAATATTACTTCCAGATTCAACAGCTTCGAAATTATCAGGGTTCAGTCCATCATCTTCTGCTTCTTGTGCCATGTCATCGGAAATACGGCGACCGCAATGATTGCACTCAAACCACCACCCGTGATTAATAAGAACCATATTTGGCACAGGACCGGGAGCGTACTCGTCAAACTGACTGGCACGTTTGCAGCTTGCAACTTCTTCCCATTCTATGCCTAATTCATAGCCTCCTTCACGCCTTGCTGTTGCGCTATTGGTTGCGAATACGATACATGAATGTCCTTCGTACTCCTCTGTTACCATATAAGCTATTAATGGTTTTGTCATGCCATCACCTCCGGCACCTCAACCTCATCGCCCATCTTGCTGGCCACGAATGCGCGCATGGCAGCGATTAGCGGCGTGTGGCCAATTTCATTGACCGGCATATTTTTACATCTAGCCAGCCAGCGAAGACCGCCTACTGGATTTCCTGCAAATGTTCCTTTACCTTCGGACGGAATCAGTGTGATCTTCTCGCGCTCGATAATCGGCCCGCCTTGACGCCAGTCGGTAGAGGGACAGTAGTCTTGCGGGTCTTGACGCATAGGATTTTCTGGAATTAGTAAACATGTGCTGGTTCCATCGCCCAACTCGCAAATCCTCACTCCTGAAAATGTTGGATCTAGCGTCATTGTAGGGAATATCTTATGAGCCTGCTCCCATTCGCGCCCAGCCTTCGCAACTGCCCAATCAAGCTGCGCGCCGGTCAATTCGCTTGTTTTAATTTTCATGCTGCACCATCCTTAAACCCCAAAGCCAAGCGTTTCATGCTTAATAATGATTTCTCCTCGTCTTTACGCCTTATTTCTTGAACTAACTCTACAGTCATTGACTTGCTTCTATTTATCTTCTTTGCAATTTCATCTATAGACAAAGGAGGATATAAAAGAGATAGCCCTGTCAATAATTCCATATTAATCGGTGGCTTCTTTACAGGTTTTTTCCTTTCTGGCTTGCTTAATTTAATACAATACTCTGAGCATTTCATTTTCACTAAACTTTCAGAACAATTATGTAATTTTGCAACCCGCGATAATGTAAGACCTTGCTCTGAATATCTTTTTAAATCACTTCTTAATATCGGTATAACTGGCTCTATTGCTATTTTTGGCAATTTTCCTGTACGCTCATATTTACGAATATGGTATCCAAGATTACATGGAGTTCCGGCATAATTAACATGCGATTTAATAGATGGCCACAATCCACCATTTTTATACATAGCAAGGCATATATCCGCCATCTCTTTAGTAATTGCTGACTTTTCAACGCTATTCATATTCCCACCCATTTTGAAGAAATTATCTCTCTTGCCTCGATACCTGCCAAAAAAACTAGAGATTGGCATCCATAAGATTCACTTCTAGTACTATAAAGCTCATCATCGTCATCATAATCAGGCTTTTTAACTTCTATGCCATGCCTAGCTGCATAATTTCTCAAGTTTTGCTTTGTTATGCCAAGCTCTTTTGCCAGATCATTTTCATTTAGTACTTTTGATAACTTTATTGCCTTTTCAAGACGCTCCCTTTGCCAAATAATTTTTTTAGCATTTAGATATGCAGACCTTAATCTGCTAGGCTGCTTTTTATAACATAAAACAATTCTTAAACTTGACCAAGACTGTCTGTTATCGCCATGCTCTTCAATATATTTTTCAATATCAGAAACATGATCAATGATACCGTTTTCCATCTTTCACCCTTTTGATTGATGTTATACTTTTATTGCTATTAAAGGCCTAGCTGTTGAATATAGCTGGCCTTTTATTCTCAAATGCCAATCACTATTAATACTTCCAGTTGGATTAACAGGCGTATATCATCTAGCTATTAGAAATGAAAATATTCCAGATAATGAATCTGACTCAATAACAGACTTATATCTTGATCCTGTTGATTCAAGCTCCCATAAAATGCGCATTACATAAACCCTATTTGAACTTAAAACCCATGATAATTCCGCAAATATCTCCATCACCAATAAATAGCATTTTGTTTCCTTTTATAACTCCTTTTATAACTTTAACCTTTAAATTAGAAATATTTTTTACTAATTTATCAATAAAAAAAGGATTAAACTCAACACCATCAATTTCGATAGCTGATAGTGTGACATATAAGCGACCTAAACCACCGCAATGAGTGCATTTAACATTTGAATTATTGCCTGTATATTTTATACCATCGCCGTCACAGTTTATGCAATGGCATTCATATTCATTATGTTCATTAGAAAATGTAATATTTCCAGAGCCATGGCATTCCTCACACGAAACTTTTTCCTCTTCATATCCACTACCTTTGCAAGCAAAGCACTCGCAAGTTTCTGGATAAACAATATCCGGCATCAAATTGAATCCATCAACAGCTTTACATTGATTAATTTCATTAAGCATTGCTGAAATTGATGCAGTAATTGGAAAGTCTGCTGTGCCATATTTTTCATCTTGTTTGATAAAGACAATAGTCACGCCATCAGTTGCAACTGTTTTCCCTTCGATATTAAACGGCTTGCGCAGATGAAGACGTTCTTCATTTTCATTTGCGCAGAAATCTTCAATATTCATAATCAGTACCCTTTTAAAATTTTTATTTACTTGACACGATACTGCCAGGGTTTTTTTACATCTTTTTCTATCAATCCATATCTTTCAAGCTCATCAAGCTTTCTTTGTGCATTGACAGTATTTGTTCTTATCGTTCTTTGCATTAAAGATAAGCCAAAACAATCCTTATTTCCAATCTTTTTTAATATATTTTCGTTTTCAATACTCATGATATATTTCCATGCTTTCTATCTCGGTTTAAGCTACGCCATGCTTCAATGATTATAGTTTCTGTACTGCGCTTATTTCTCAAAAGTTCAAAGTTAAAAACAGCATCTTTATAATCCGTCATCCATTTCTTATAGCGATCATCTGTGCGAGCTATAGCGTCTCGCTCCTGTACTGTAGTGCCTATCCTATTGTCGAGTATGATCATTGCCAGAATAGTTTTTTCACTATTCTCTAGCTCCAGCATTAATGCTTTTGCTCTCGCGGAATCCTCATCTGTCATGTATAGATAAGATATAGCTTGCTCCATTCGACGTTCGTCAATCATAGATGGCCACCAGTGATATTATTTACAATGATAATATTTTTTATGTATAATTAATTCGTTGGCTGATTTCATCTGCCATCATGCCGGTAGGTTATTCACCCTTTCCTACCGGCATCCCTATCAAGTCTCTAGTATTTTAATTCCATGACAAGCAAGCATTAATTTACGCTTGATAATGTAGTCTTTCGTTCTATACCCTTTTGAATCCTCAACTATAAAACCAGTTTGATCTGTATATGTAAAATCAGCATTGTAAGCGCATATCTTTACGCCGTTAACAATCAACTGGTAAGGAACTTGCAATGCCAATCCAGAAATAAGCCCAGCCCTTTGCATTAACTTCAAATCACTGTAACGCTTAGCCTCTCTCATACTATGAAAAACAATACCATCAACTACCGTCTTTTTATTTTTATATTTAGCTTGTGCCATCGTTAACCCGCTTAATTCTCAATACCGGATCGCAAAAAAACTCTGCATTACGTAGATTAAACCTTGGCATTTCAGTTGATATTCTGTTTCCAGCAATACTCATTGCCATGGATTGAGTTTTTGCAGAAACTTGTAAAACCACCTCGTCAGTCTCATTAGAAACAGTTACTTTGTATAGCATATTAATTCCTTATCCTGGTTTTATACTTATGACATAGTTCTTATTATTGCTTTTAAATCCATTAGGATTAAACCAAATACTATGCGTTCTTACCATAGCTCTAGCAGAATAAAACAGCTTATCGGTCTCAGAAAGCTTATTCTGGTCTAAGTACGAATGACAAGCAGAACAGGCGAAACACGCAGAATGTTCTGGCGACTTTCCACCCATCTTTCCACCGTCAAAATTAAGATGCGCCAAAATAACCGTTTCTGGATTGTAATTGCACACACCAGCAATATTCAGTGTGCAATCCATTAACCTGGCACTATCTTTAAGTATCTTACTTCTTAATGGCAACTGCTTCGCCATATTTCACCTCCAATAATTAGCCACATAGATATAGAGACTATTGCAGCGTATCAATAATCAGAATCACTATATTCTCTACGTGCGCAAAACTGATATGTAATTGCGTTAAAAATCGCCTGCGAGATTGTGAATAGCGTCATCCATAAAATAAAGTCCAATTTTTCCATTTAATTCACCCTTTAAACTACAATTGGTATTGCTACAGTTTGCCCGCTAGTAACTGTAGTGTAATAAGCTACACTGCACCAGTCACCAGCATTCAGGGAATCATCAAAAACATGAACATTTTCCAATGGGCTTTTCTTGTCAAATTCGCGTAGATGCTTTTCTGATTCTACCCAGCATCTAGCAACAACCAAACAGCTTGGAGCTGCATATCCCACTACATACGCCATTGCGTGAATATGCCTAACTGATGTAGCTGTAATTTTACGATTCTTTTTTAGCCAAGCCTTGATCTTCTTTGCTACTTTTTCTTTGTGTTTGTCTTGCATAAATACCCCTGATCAAAATCAAATCGGATTTAACCCTACCCCATTTTCTTTGTGCCATTGACTATGATGCGCAGGGCATAGCCAGCGAACGTTAAGCGGCTTTGCATAGTCGTCGTGATGTGCATGTACATCCTCCGAACTACATTCCTCGCACGGCATTTTAAAGAGCTTACCGTCGCGTATAGCATTATTTACTAATGCATGTGCCTTGTATTTTGTAGGATATTTAACCCGCCATTCCTTTAAATATTCCGGTGGCTGCCTATTGCCACGCTCTCTATCATAAGCCCTGTAGTATTTAATGTTTTTACTTCTATTAACTGATACATCAATCTTGTTACATTCCTTGCATTTATTAACATGCCCGTCAGCCATTCGAGCATGTTTATAAAACTCCGATAAAGATTTAACTATCCCGCATTTAAAGCATTTTTTCATCTACCATAACCTACAAAGTATTTACGTGCCTGTAGTATAGATGAATTCTAATTAATTAGAAAGGCACTTAATTAAAAGGGATTTCATCATCAAATTCAGGATCAAACCCACCCATAGCCGGTTGTTGTTTTTGCTGCTGATAACCGCCGTCTTGCTGTTGCGCCCTTGCAACTAACTCCACATTAACCACGTTCATTTTTAGCTTTTTGCTAAGGCCATTGCTACCTTCATAGGCATCTGGCTCTACATCATTGGCATGGATAACTATTTGAACGCCCTTGGTTAAGTATTGAGCCATTTTAACGCCTCGATCACCCCACCAGCTCGCATCTATCCAGACTGTTTTTTTATTGTCACCCCAGCCTACATCGTATGCCGCTACAATTTTGCATACATTTTTTCCGCTTGGTGTTACCGCAGTTTCCGCGTCTTTTCCCAGCCTTACCAGTTTACTAAAACTCATAGATCACCTTTTTACCTATACATTAACGAACTTTTAAGCTAAAAAACCAGTAACCAAGCGGCTTTTAAACTACCATCTGACTTTTAAAATTATGAACCATGTTCAAAAAATAAAGTGTTAGGCGTCAATACCGACAAGTGCGGCAAGCTTTCCTAAAATAGCTCGGCTTTCGTTGTTGTCGCGTAAATTGCCAAGTGTTGGAAGCCTGCCATTTCTATGCGAAAGAAGGTCAACAACTGTTTCTTTTAGCATCATATATTGTTCGTATTCGCTCATTGAGCCATCAATACTATCTTGCATTTTGCTTTCCATGTATTCCATTATTTATCACCTCTCGTTAATCAATCGCCTAACAACGGCATTGTTGTTCTCTCTCAAGCTCACAGACTCAGCTAAACGTAACTTCGTTTATAAATTGATTTTCTTTTAACCGACTTTAGATTAAAGATCGCATTTTCAGCCGACTCAAAAGTTTCATAACGGCATCCATTATTAACTCCGCCACTTTTTATTAACCGCCATCCTTTTATTGTCAGCTTTTCAATCATGTAGTTTTTCGCTCCACTCCTGAAAGTTAATTCAATTACTCTATACATGACTACACCAAAACAATAATTACTATAAAAATAGCTATAGTAATTATTGTGAACTTGAAGTTTTTAATTGTTTCCACTGCTATCACCTACTTTACTTCTTTTATCCATTGGTATGCTAAAGATTCACTAACCTGGTAATGATTGCTGATTACTTTTACAATTTTTTCATCATCTGGTCTTTTAATAACTTTGATGATTCCTGACTTTATTCCAACATCGTTATCTTTATCATCAAAAATATCAGTCTGTAGAGATGCTGGTTTTATAGTTTCTTCTTGCCGAATATCAGTAGGATGTTCTTTTTCATAATTAGCAATACGCGCTATATCTGCATCATGTAATCGCTTTTGTTCTGCTAGTGCAGCAATTTGAGACTCTTTGGCCTCTTTTTCAATGCGTAATCTTTCTGCTTCAGCAATCCTTGCTTGCTCGGCAAGTGCAGCCTTAGCTTCATTCTCAATTCGTATTCTTTCTGCTTCTGCCTTACGCGACTCTTCTGCTTTTGCAGACGCTACCTGCCTTTCGATTTCCTGTTGCATACGCAGATCATCGGCCTTTTTCTTTTCTGCAACTGCAACTTCATGCGCCTGAATTCTTGAATTAACCAGATTAGTAAAATCATCAGGCGATTTTGTGATAATTGATTGCTTGTCGTTAAAAAGAAAAGAATAATCTTCTACCGACTTAAGCGTATCAAGATTTGTACGAATATCATCAGCAATTTCATTGGCCTTCAGTTTACCGTTTGCAATTTTAGTTTCAACTGCATCAATCATTTTTGAAAACAGTTTTTTACCCTTTATAGCTCCAATAAAATCAACATCAATGGCTGGCAATTTAACGCCCAATGAATCATTCAACTCATTGATAAAAGTATTAAACACAGCATTTGCTTGGTTTAAAATATTAGCACGTTTTTCTTCTTTTCTAGCTAAAACCATATTTTCTCCATTCAATCTAGCTTTTGCAATAAATCCTACTATTGCATCAAGCTCCTTACAAAAATTATCAATATCGGTAACTTCACCAACAACTTGAGCCTTTAATTCCTTTAATTTACCTTCGGCATCTTTAAATTTTTTGCAAAGCGCTTCCCGATCAGCAAATTCCTGATCTGTTTCTAACGGTAACTGGCTATCTTCAACCAGTTTTTGTGCAGCCAGCTTGTATTCAGTTAAATTGCTACTTAACTTCAAGCCATTCATTTTGTATTTGATTGTTGGAAGATCAGCAATAATTGCCGGTATAAATTCACCTTGAATAGCAGGCAATTGATAATCTGCCAAGTCTAAATAGAATTGCTTCCATGCAGCAACAAGCCTTTCGCGCCTACCTTCTACTGGATAGTAATTCATGGATATTGTGTTTTCGTCAGTGCCGTCTGACACTGTGAAAATAACGTATTCAGCCAATGTAACGGCCAATTGCTGTTCAAGCTGCCAGTAGTACGCTGGGGATAAATCTTGGCTTTCAACCATTTTTACCAATTCTGCATTCCATGATTTGCACTCAAAAAGAATGCCATCATCAATCGTCAATCCATCAAGGCTTGCATATAGCTCTATGCCGTCTATTTCACGTTTTGCGCAAATCGGAAATAAACCCTCACCAATACGCGATTCAATGATTACTCGCGCTTTGGCTTCAATATCATGGCCTTTATCGAATAGGTTTTTCTGTACCCACTCACCAACCTCCTTATCAGTGCCAAATTTTTTCAGGCGAAGTAAATCACCTCTAGTTCCATGCTTACAAACACCGAACACAGAAGCAGCTTCACTAGCATTTGGATTAAAACGGCGTGATTCTATCCACTCTTTTGTTCCTTGCACTAAATCCAGAATAATCATATTGCTCATTATGCTTGCTCCCCTGTTTCAACCGTTTCGGATTGGCCTTCAATAACCGTATTTACGTTTTTGATTTTTTCTTTTTGTGTATCAGTCAATTTGCCTTTTGAGCTAACTTTCTGAATGATTTGTTCTGCTGTACTTCTGCCACTGGCAATCAATTTACGCCATGCATCAATGTTCTTTTTGAATTCATCTTCAGGGTACATATTTTCTTCGAGTTCAGCCGTTTGCGTAGCAGTAACAGGCTCCTCAGGATTGATGATTTTTATTTCACTTACAGAATCTTGCAGCTCATCTACAGTATGAACTCCAAGGATAGCACCAGCTGCATATAACCTTGACCAGTTTTTAAGCTGTAAATAACCAATTTGCTGTTTTTTATTTGTTTTCCAAAGAGGTGAATTTCTTACAGTAACGTCTTTTATTGCAAGCCATTCTGTCCATGTAATATCTGAATCATCTTTTAATTTTGCTCCAACTCGGCATTTTATTTCTTCATTCTCGCCAAGGTATTCATACTTGAAAGTTCCATCTATAAGTCCACTAGCAGTGACAACAGCATTAACTAACTGTGCTTCATAACCTAATGTACCGTTAACAATATGTGTTTTTTGAGCAACAGCGTAGGGATTCATATTCCACTGCATCGCTTGCATTACAATAGCTGCACAATCCGATGGATTTTTCTGTAAATGTTTTGGCACTGTTGCAATGCCATTACTCATCATATTTGCAAAAGCCATTATACTTTCAAAGCTTTTTGTATCAAGAATCAAAGATGTTGATTTTGATGAATATGTAGATAGCTCTGTACTTTCGTTTGTCATTTTTTCACCCTTTTAATTGAACAGATTTTTTAACACGATACATTGGATGCTTCTTTACAGTTTCACGATAGATTTTGCATTGTTCGCTACCTATCGGAAATGGATTTGATAATTCACGGATTGAAGCGCATTTATCAACATTACGATTCGCCAAAACTTCAGCAGCGTAATTTTTTGCATATATCAAGATTGAAATCATTATATGCAACCAACTGCAACGTATGCGAACAGTGTAGCTATTGCAATAACGCCTAAGAAACTAGCTAATTCTTTTATCTGGCTTTTCATTTTTTCACCCTTTTTAATATCACGGTGTAAATATATAACCGCATTACGAATAATGCAAACATATTTTATATAAAATTATATTTTCCTATATTTAGTATATAATCTATAAAAATTACACAATACATGGTGGATTATAATGAATGTCGGAAAATCTTTACGCATAATTATGGCTGTGAAAAATATTTCAAACACCGAACTTGCTAAAAAGCTTGGTCTTGAAACTCCGATGGCTATAACGTATTACAGAAAGAAAAAGAAAATTAACATGATTTACATAGACCGGCTGGCAGCAGCTCTTGGAATGACAACGAAAGAATTTATTGACGTTGCTGATATGGTTCCAGACTTTTAATCACCTGCGTCCAATAGCTTTTAGCGCCAGATTCTTAATATCTGAAAATTGTTTTTCTATAGATTCTGGCGAATCTTTCCAAACATCAGACCACACAGCTATAATTTTAAGCGCTCGTTCCATTTCTTCATTTTCTTTACCGTCAATGTCAGCGCTTTCAATTGCTGCTATCGCTATAGAAATATAATCCTGCCAGCGAAATTCATTACCATTTCCGCCTGAATCGTCTGGATTTTCACCGCAAGATAAACATATTGCTCTTGCGACAAGGTTAATTCTTTTCCGATTATGATTATTCATTTTTTAAAACGTCAGCAGTCAGTGAGGCAATGTTTTTATCAATACGCTCGAATAGGTAATCTGGCATTTTATTACCTCCGCAGAATGACCAGCTCTCAAGTGCTGAAAGTAACATCAGTATTTCTAACTTTTGCTCTTTACTCATTTTGCCCATCCAGTATCAAGATGTTTAAGTTTAACCATAAAATCTGCAAAAGACATATTGTAAACTACAACGTCAATGCGCATACGAGCGAATAAATCAGTATTTTCTGTTTTATAGAATATCAATTGAAAAGCTCCTTTAAACTTCCAATAGTTTCAAGTCCAACTTTAACATCATACTCTGTTATTTTCTTTTCATGCTGCTTAATTCGCTCCAGCTCGCCCGTAGCGTATGATCTTGGAGTGACTATGTAGTAATCGTGGATTAGGTTGTTAATATTACCACAAGCGATTCTAATGGCCTCTACAGGGTTTTTATAAGAACCATACAGGCCATGCATTTTTGGAACAGCGCAAATAGACTGTATCATTCGTAACCGTTCAGAACATTCATCATAATTTTCAGTAAATTTAAAACTATTAATTACGTCATGATACGATAAGCATATTGCCGCTATTCCATCCAATTTTCTTACATCAATATCTGCATAGTACAGAGAATAAATACTTGCTATAAAAACTGAAGTTTTATGTTTTCGTTTTTTCTCTTCAAAAGAATCATCTTTCTGCTCAAATAGCGCTATATCTTTAATATTTCTTATGGACATGGTGTCTCAAACTCCCATTGAGGTTTTTTACCTGTAGCAAGTTCGTAGAATGAAATAAATCTCTGATCTCCTTTGTCGATATATCTACTCTCAAATCCTGCCCATGACTTTAAAGAACAGTACTCAATAGCATCCTTTAGCGTTAAACCTACCTTTGAAGCTTCCATTGCCATGTGCTCTAAAGCGCTCTGAGTGAGTAGCAATCTTTTTTTCTTTCTTACAGAAATCCAGTCTTTAGCTTTTTGCTCATCAACACCAAGTTTTAAAATATCTTCTAATCCATATTCTATTTTTTCCTTTCGAGGTTTATTTTTTGTGATTGATGTTGATGTTGATATATATACATCAGCTTTAGCTGGTGTAGTATTTATATCAGGAATCAGGTTAAAGGAATCAGGAATCAGCACGGCAGCTTCCGTTATTTCAACGTCGCTTAACGTACCTTTAACCGTTATTTCACAACTATCTGATTTTAATTGATATTCAGGAAGGCATGAATGCCTCTCAGTCTTATGTGGATTTTGATGCTTATCAAAGTTAACAACTTGAATTATTTTCAAATCTCCAACACTGTATCTATGTATAAACCCTAACCGTTCAAGTTCAGTTAAATAACCGTTAATGTCTATATTTTCACGGTACGGGAATGTTTCAGCTTTTATTCGTAGAGGTCGATCTTCCATGCGACCATCTCTGTCTGAAAGACACCAAAGGCTTGCAAAAAGAATAGTAAGCATTGGATCAGCAACGCCCAATAATTCATTTTTAAAAAGTGATGGTTTTATATTTCTTGACCTAGCCATATTAATCAGTCTCTTTGTGCTACCCCGTTTGGTAGCAATGCCGCGCAAGGCAATATTATGGGTATTGAATACGGCAACAAACGGGATAGCACAAAAAAACCGATTATTACCTTGACTTGTTTACCCTTGCTACAGGGATTTTTTTTATAAAATAACTATAAAATAAATTAACTATATCTTAAATTCGGTGCGCCTTGGGAACAAAGGAAACCAATTTTTTCACCGGTACTGCGTTTTTATACGCAACGGCGAGCGCAAATAAATTATAAATTATAAATTGTAGAATGACACTCAACTTTTTTATAAGATCGCTCATCACCACCATATTTTAGATATGTTATCTTCCCGCCATCCTTCAAATATGTGTAAACATCACTACTAATAGAAGATTTATCTACACGCAAAGATAAATTTTTTATACTTATACTAAGGCTTTTTTGTTTATGTCGCATAATAACCTACATTAACGAACTATTTTTTAAATTTACTTTAAAAACATACACTTATATTTTTTAATGCATCCATGCATTACGAACTCAGTTCGTTAAATGCAGTGTTAAACGAACTATCTAAGCTCGCCAATTAATTTTATTAAAATCTTACCAAAATTACTGTCTTCGCTAACTTTTGCATCGCCAAAAACCACATACCTAAATGGCATCATTACAATAAACGTAGGGTATACCCATAGCGTATTTAATCTCTGTAATATCGTTTGTTTTGGCGTTTTTATGAATTTATGTTTAATTACAAAATCGCTTCTATAATCATTATCATAAGTTCCGTAAATTACATCTAATGCGGCTTTAACTGTGTCCACACCATCTTCTTTAAAAACCTTTTCAATCTCGTGCCTATACAGACTTCTTATGCTTTGCTTTAACATTATGTACCTCGTTTAACAACATGCTGTTGCTCGCCTTACTGCTGGATTCCTCACCTGCGGCTCGTCACCGCAAAGCAAGGGGTTAAATGCCTTCCACATTCATTTCTGGCGTTTTGCCTTTCTCTCCCTTTGTAGCATTTGGTCTTAGACTTTCTGTGAGCCACACGCGGAATACATCATGGGCAATCCGTAGATGTTCCGCGTATCTTTCGGTTTGCCTTCTCAAGTCGTTTTTTACCGTAAGCCTTCATATCTCACCCTGTAGTTAGCGTTTCCAATAACAATGCAAACCATCTTTACCATTTGTATCAGCAAAGCACAAACCTACTGAAAACATCCAGCCAATAATCCAGATTATGAGAGTCGTAATCATGACCACTCTCTCAATAAATACGCCATACTAATCTCACAAATATCCGCACCACCATCTTTCACCTCATTTAAGAGACAGATGCCTTGCCAGTGGTTATTCCCTTGAGCACCCATGTAATCTTCAACATCAGAATAAAACGCCCCACAGACTAACCCAATGCGTTTAGTTCCATCTCCAAGATAATGCTTACCATGCTTGTACACTTGTGTATGTCCTTGTACAAAGCTAAATCCAGCATTCTTGATCATTGTATCAATCTGCCCACTCAATGGAGCTTTCTTTGCACTATGAGGATTCTGAAAATAATGACTGAATCTTACACCATTAATATTCACAATGT